CAGCTGCCATCGCCGCGCGCACGGGTGTTGGATCACCTGTAAGTCAACTCTTCGCCTCGCGCGGCGCAGTCGTGGCGCAAGGCGTGAGTGACGAACTCGTGTCCGGCGTCGCGACCGGCGAGACCGTGCGCGTCATCGCTTCGCGCGTCCGGTTGCGTCTGGGCGGCGAACTCACGCGCTCGCTCACAATCAGTCGCACGGAAGTCTTGAGAGCCTACCGCGCCGCCGCGCTCGACTCTTACCGGGCGTCCGGCGTCGTCACCGGCTACAGGTGGCTCGCGACGAAGGATATCAGGACGTGTCTCGTCTGCCTCGCGCTCGACGGGCAGGTCTTTCCGCTCACGCGACCCGTGCCCGCGCACATCAACTGTCGTTGCTCCGTAACGCCGGTGCTCGACGGGCAGGAGCCGCCGACAGAGAGCGCCGCTGAGTGGTTCGCAAAACTGTCAGAGGGCGCGCAACGCGACATGCTCAAGGGCGGATATGAAGCGTACCGGGCAGGGAAGATCGCGCTTTTAGATTTCGTTGGATTCAAGACTTCGGCGGCGTGGGGCACAACCCCTTATCAACGCCCGCTCAAAGAAATTCTAGTCAGCACAGGAGAATAAAATCATGGACGGAGAGAACACCACCACGCAGACCGCACAGACGGTTGATTCAACTACGCAGGCCGCTACCGCCGCGACCGGCGATACTGCGACGCAGACGCCCGCCGTTATTGAGACCCCGAAGACGCCCGCGCCCGTCGTCATCCCTGACGGCTACGTGCCCGCGACTGAGGTTGAGTCGGAGCGCACCGCGCGCACGGCGGCGGAGACGGCCCGCGCCGAAGCGGAGACACGCGCGACGGCGGCGGAAGCTCGCGCCCGCGCCACGGAGATCAAGGCCGCGGCACAGGCTCTGGGATTCAATGACCCGTCGGATGCCGAACGCTTCATCGCCGCCGATGCGACCGACATTGAAGCCGCGCTCAAAGAAGTGCTCGCGCAGAAATCGTACTTGGGTAAGCCTGCGGAATCTGCCGCGCCCGTCGTGACGCCCACCAGCCCGACGAACCCGGCGCGCACGGCGACCGCTTTGCCCGTCTTCACGCAGGCGCAGATCGGCGACCGTACATTCTGGGCCTCGAACAAAGATGCCATCATGCTCGCGATGCGTGAGGGTCGAATCTCGGCATAAGCAAATCAAGAGATGTTGCTGACAAGTATCAGCATCAGTTATAGTGCAAGCCATCACGAAAGGTTATCAACTTTTAAAAGTTGATAACCTTTCATTGTTTCAACCGTTCACTTTAAGGAGCACCAATCATGTCAACGAACATCACAGGCGGCGTCGCGGCGTCAGGGGGATTCGTCCCGACAATCTGGGCGCAGACCGCGCTTGACGTTTTGCGCGCCAACATCGTGCTCGCCAAACGCGTCGCGCGCGATTACAAGTTCGAGGATCAGCAGACGCAGGGGAAGACAATCAACATTGCCTACCCCGGAAAATTCACGGCGCAGAAAAAGGCGGCGAACACGCCCGCCACAACGCAAGTGCCCGCTGGTGGCACGTTTATTCCCGTCACGCTCACAGAACACTCATACGTTGATTTCATCATTGAGGACGTGGCGGAGGTTCAGGCCAACGCGCCGCTCATGCAACGCTACGTCAAACCGGCGATGATCGCGATTGCCGAAGCTCTCGAAACAGACCTCTTCACGCTCGTCTCCGGCTTCTCGCACTCAATCGGAACGTCAGGCACGGACATGACGAAAGCCAGCGTCATCGCCGCGCGTAAGCAGTTGAACGCGCAGAAAAATCCGCAGACGGATCGCACGCTCGTCATCTCCGATAAAGACGAAGCGGCGCTGCTCGGTGATTCGACCCTGACGCAGTATTTCGCGAACGCGCGTTCCGAGGGTGTGGCGGAAGGCTCAATCGGTCGTCTCTACGGATTTGACATCTTCCCGTCGCAGTTAGTGCCGGTTGTCGCGGGCACTCCCGACTCGACGAAGAATCTGGCGTTTCACGAAGACGCCATCGTGCTCGCGACGCGCCCCTTCAAGGGCATCCCGGAGGGCGCAGGCGCGGGTGCTCAGACCTACACGCAGGTTGACGAGTCGTCCGGCCTGCTGATTCGCGTTGTCTACCAGTACAGCATGGCGGAACGCGGCGCGCGCGTCGGCTTCGACATGCTCTACGGTTTCACGCGCTTGCGCGACGATGCCGCGACCATCGTTCTTTCGTAAGCGAGCGCAAGCGCGTGACACGTTTCATCACAAACCCCGGCGGCGCAACGCATTCGGTGACGGAGAGCGAATTCATACGCTTGCTTTCCGTTTCCGGCTACCGCGCGGCCACAGACGAAGAGATCGAGGCATGGCACGCGTGGCAAGGTCTGCCAGTGCCGCCCGGTCTTCTTCAACATTCCCACGGCGGCATAAAGCCTGTCGCGATAGCCGGTGCTCCCGTGACAGGCGGCGAGACTAACACTCTCGCCGCGCCGCCGGGGGACATCTCCCCCGAAGCACCGGCACAACTGCAACCGCAATCCGGCCCCACGGATTCATCGAGCACCGGCGATGAAGCTAAAAGCCAAACTCCAACTCCAAAGCCCGTTGCTAACACAACGGGGAAGCCTCCACGCGGCTCTCGCAAAAGTCGTCCACGAGACGGCGTTTGATGTCGAACGCGACATAAAAGAGCAGATGCGCGAGCCGAAGAGCGGGCGCACCTACGCGCGCGGCGCGATAACTCGTCGTGCGTCTAAGGTGACGCGCGGTCTCGGTTTGCGCGAAAAGACGACGGCGAAAGGCTTTCAACGGGCCGTCGTCGCGAATACTTTTCATCGTGCGTCCGCTCCCGGTGAAGCTCCGGCGGTGGACACAGGGGGCGCAATCAATTCGCTCATCACGACGGTTGAGGGTTTGCGCGCGACGATTGACGGCTCTGAAATCTTGGGGCTGCTCGACACGGGCACGCGTAAATTAGCGCCGCGCCAGTTCGTGCGGCCCGCGCTTGAGCGTGCCCGTGCACCGTTCGAGCGGCGTGTAGAAGAGGCTATCGAGGAACTGCTATGAGCGACTATGCCACCGTCGAAGAGTTGAGCGGCTATCTCCCCGGCATCACGGCGGACGCAGACCTTGCGACGCTCTCGCAGATGCTCACCCGCGCGAGTCGCGCGATTGACGCGTACACGCGCCGCCACGCGGATGCCTACGCACCCGCTGCCGCAGAAGCCGCGCCGCAAATCTTCTACGGCGAAGGCCAGCCCGTGTTGCTGTTGCCGGAGTTCGTCGTGGGGAGCGTCTCGACAGTCACCGCGCCGACAGGCTACATGCCGGAAGGCTTCACGGAGTTTCGCCGTCGAGAGGCGAGCACGGGGAGTCTGCGCGTCGGACTCCACACCGCGACGACGGACGGCATTCGCACGCCGCGCGTCGGCTGGACGAAGGGTGTGCCGTTCACCGTCACGGCAAGGTGGGGCTTCGAGGCCATACCGCCCGACGTGACGGAAGCCTGCCTGCAACTCGTGACGCGCTGGTGGAGGGCGAAGGATGAAGCTTTCGCGGGCGTCATCGGAGACCTTTCGCAGCAACGCGCAATTTTAGAGCGAGGCTTTCCGCCCGGCGTCAAAACTCTCTTAGAGCCTTACGTGCTCGCGGACGTGGAAACGGAACAGGACGAGGGCGGCATCGAGCGCGGGGAGTTAATCAATACTGATTACAACCCGTGGCGCGACCCCGGCAGCAATCGCGGGGGATGGTAAGAGATGCCCGAACCTTTACCAACCGACATCGTGGCCGTCGAAAGAATCGTGCGCGCGGGACTCGTCGCGAAGTTCGCGAGTATCACTGGACTGCCGCACGTCCTGACGCATCGCGTCTATATCGAGGGCGAGGCGCAAGCAATTCGCACGATGGGCTATCAGCATCCGGTCAGTAAGAAGACGGAATTTCGGTTGCTCGTGATAGACCTCGCGGGCTTCACGGACACGGATGCGGGTTGCGACGAAAAGCCGGTCTTTTACCTCAACTACACTCTGCAACTCTCCGTCTCTCACGCGGACGCGCGCTCCGACTCTTCAACGTCAACGGACGATTACAGCGCGATTCTTTTGACGATACGTTCACGCGTGCTCTCCGACAAACACGTCGGGACTTACGCGCAGTTGCGCTGTGACCGTCTCGTGCAAACCGGCGCGAGGTTCGGGCCTGACCCTGACGAAACGCTTATCTACGGCCATCACGCGCGGCTTTCTTTGCGCGTTGAAGTCACACCCTCTTAACCGCTCAAGGAGAATTTTTAGTTATGACAGTTCCGAGCACCTTCAAGCAACAAAACGTCTTCGTCGCCTACTCGCCGACGTTTCAGCGTCAGAGCGACATCGGCTCGCCCCTTGACCCGGATGTGTTGACCGCGCGTCTGCCGCTTGCGCGAGAGGCGAAACCGCTTCCCACCCGGCGCGTGACGCGCGACGAGACGCGCGACTGTTCGGGCAAGTATCTGACCGGACGCCGCATCACGTCGCGCCTCGCGCTCTGGACGCTTCAACTCCCGACAGTGACGGCGCAACTCGTCGCCGGGATGCTCGCGATGGCCTTCGGCGACGCGAGCAATCCCACGGGGACGGGGCCGCACACGTCGCAGATCACACGCGCGGTCTCAGACCAGTTGCCCGCCACGTCTTTCATCGTCGGGGCAACTGATTCGGACGAACCGGCGGAACTGTACTCGGATATGGTGCTCAATGGTTTCGAGTTCAGCGCGCCAACGGCACGACAGAAACTGGCGATGACGGCCAACTTCATCGGCAGCGCGAACGTGGATTTAATTGACGGCTTCACCGCGCCCGCGTGCGGCACTAACCCGGTCGCGCTCTACCCGCAGGACTGCCTGCTCACAATCAACGCGACGGACTACACCGATAATCTGCGCTCGCTCCTCTACCGCTTCAATAACAATGTGTATTCGACGGATGACCCGTTTCCGTGGGATGCGATTGACGTGGTGCGCTTGGAGCGCGGCGTAGAGGAGTCGCTGTTTCAGTTCGGCATGTACGGCACGAAGGCGCACCCGCTCTACGCGCTCGCGCTTTCGGAAGCGATTGAGGCCGTGTCACTCAGAATCGGCTCGGCGACGGAGGGGACAAGCATTATCTCGCCGGGCGCGCAGTTGACGTTACAGGACACGCCGGTTGGCTATGCGGGAGAGGCCAGCCGCTCAGTCATCAACTTAGACGCGACTCCGTTTTCAGTGTCGGACGGCCTGCCCGATCACGTCGTTGCGGTGCTGGCACAGGTCGCAAGGTTTCTGACCGTCCCGGCGTAAAGGGGCGCGGTTGGAAATCTGAAGCATCGCCGACTCTGACGAGCATCGATGCTCGCCGAAAATGACGAGCGGAGCCGGTAAACCTCGCCACAAACGGCGAGACGATCTGCAAGAGAGAAGAGGAGCACCGAAATACAATGTTTTTAAAAGGTACTTTTTCGCCGGAGGTCACGATCATCGTGATACTTCCGACCCGCCCCGACAGTCAATACTCATTCACATTTTTGAAGAAGCTTCCACAAGCGGTACTGGACGCCGAGCGGGAGCTTGCCTTGAAGACGGGTGAGCGCGGCACGGAAGCAAGGGCCGCTCTCGTCAAAGCGGTGGCCGGGATGCTGGTGACAGACCCGGAAGGATTCGGTGACTATCCGGTCAAGACGGAGGGCACAGTCGAGTCTCGCGCATTGGAATACTTCGACGATCCAAACGAGCCGGAGCTAGAGACCATCCTTGTGAACGCGTGG